TCTTTCTTCAGTCTAACTAATTTTACAGTATTGCCTGCTTGTGCTGCTTGTGCTCTACTTTTTGCAATATCAGCCTGTGCATTTTTCCACCCTTTAATTGCTTCTGTTAATTCTTTAAATGTTTTCATAATGGGGGTCCAATCCTCTTAAATTCTTTTAATAACTATTCAACCTTAACGAAATTGTTCCAATAGTGTATTGTCAACTACCACGCCCTAAAGGACGCGGCTTGCCCACTCCCATGACCAACCAACACATCGTTGGATCTCTCGATTTTACTAGTCATTTTCTGTAGGGCCATTGGGATTTCTAATCCCAAGTCGCCTGTTGCTTGCGACTATTCTAGTTACTTTGACAAAATCATTTCACTAAGTGATACAAGTAATAACTTGGTTCTCGTCATTACATGGTTATTTATACGAGTTAAAAGCACGCCTTATATCCCTTGGCCTTTAGGCCAAGGTTTTACGGCGCCATCTGATAAGTGAAACAATTTTGTCAAGTGCTTTGACAATAATGATTTCGTCAAAGTTGAACGATTGTATAAATAAGGTCATGGGCTTGACAAACCATCAAAAAGAAGTTACACTGTTCAAAGTAGTAAGACCTAAACAATTAGTAAGACCCGAACAATTAGTAAGACCCGAACAATCAAAAACTGAAGCAATATCCGAAAGATGTACCTACATAATATCAGGCTAATCCGTTCACATTGATGGCGAGACGGTAAGTTCGTTTGGTAGCTTTTAACCAGCGTACGGCTGGAAGAAAGTGGCAGCAAGGTTTTGCAATCATTGTGGCTCAGCGGTCGACTCGACCACATGGTGTTAATCGTCCGGTTACGTAGAAATAGCAACAGGAAGCCGGGAACAACTCACCTAAAATGATTGATTCGGACAAAACCCGAATAAAGTAAATGTCAGCTCTATCGAGAGATAACTGACGGATGTCTCTTTTGCTAGTGGATTGGTATTAGAGACATGGCGTTGTAAGGAGAAATCCTAACAAACTACATGATTGGTCACCGCACAACTTACACCAGACGTTAACCGTATAACGAACAATGTAGAATCCACCGAAAAGCGACAGGTCTTATAGCACACCCTCTTTTTTTGTTTTGGGCCGAAAGGCCCAAACTCGAGCTCAAAATCATGCGCAAGTCATTACTAATTAAAGAAATCAAAAAAAAAAAGTAAAAAGGTAAAAAGGTAAAAAGGTAAAAGTAAAATGTAGTGAAGTAAAGAAGTAAAGAAGTAAAGAATAGTAATAGTATCTTCCTTTAATTCCTTCTATTATTCTTCACCAATCATATCTTAAGATATATGGTTCCTTAGTAGCCATAAATATCCAATTCCCAGTTGATTTCAAGAAAAGAACATGATGAGAAGTTTCTACAAAACCGTTAATCGAGAAGTTTCGATAGAAAAAGCAATACGATATGCATCTACGCCATCTACGACAATAGAAACTGTTTTCTTGTCCGTTGATGGTGGTTGTAGTGGTGGAATGGGTATTGGTCCAATTTACTACAGAGGTGTTCGGTTAAATGATGATGTCGAAGTATTTTCTATTAAAAACCTTGAAGGTACGAACAATGTTGCAGAGTTCTTGGCGATGGTTCACGGTTTGGCTTGGATGAAGAAGAATAACCACTCCGGAGTCATCTATTTCGATTCAATGACTGCTTTTTACTGGACGTCTAAAGGAAGAATCAAGCGACATCCAAGTTTGAATCAAGAAACATTGACTCTTGTTGATAGAGCAGAGAAGTGGCTTAGAGAGAATGGGATTCCAAAAGGAATCAAGTTAGAGAAGTGGAAAACAAAAGAATGGGGAGACATTCCAGCCGACTTCGAATTGAAGTGATCTTAAAATCCAAATTTGGTGTAGAAGTTTAGTCTTGCCTGTTTCAATGTTTTCATTGGGGTTTCAGATGGTAGAAATGTTTTTCTTTGTGGAAAAAGAGTTCTGGTTCCAATGATCAATTTGTGCTTTGTTGGTTCTGGGAGACCAGATTCCTTTATCATGTTAGCATAGAAAGCCAATTGAAGTTTGTATGAATCCAAATAACAATCTGGCTTCACGTCTTTTGATGTTTTAAAATCAATCAAAACGACTTCATCGTTCTCATAGGCAAGTAGATCAAACCTTCCAGCGATTCTAAGTGTTTTTGAAACCACAAATTGTTCTTGGCAAATTGGAGTTATCTTGTCAAGAATCTTTCGAATTGGTTTGAACATCTTTAGAGCTAACTGTTCTTCTTCGGTGTTACATTGTGAAAGTTCTTCTTTCTTTAAATATTGTTCACAAAGTAGGTGAAAATGAGTTCCAATATCGGTTGCAAATTTAGTTTGTTTATCGGCTTCCTCGTTTCCTAATCGTTGTCTCCATTGAAGAAGACCGTCCCCTTTGTCTAATGCTCCAAGGACGGTTGTAACGGAAGGATATTTCACTCCATCAACTGTGTAGATCCTTCCGATGTTTTCGACGATTTCTGCTGAGACTGTCAAGGGATGACTCTATCGACTTCGATGATGAAATCTTTTACAAAAGCCGATCTAACGATGTCTTGTGGTCTGAATGTCGTGATGTCAAACCATTTCGGAAGATTCTTAGCAATCTCTAACAGTTGAGCGAATCCAGATTTTTCTCTCTTTGGATCAAAGTCGGATTGTTTTGTATCGCCACAAACTATCAATTGACAATCTTGGCCAACACGGGTCACAATTGTCCGCAATTCTTCCCATTTATTGTTTTGTGCTTCATCAATGACGACAATGCAGTTCGAGAAGGTTAGACCTCGGAGAAATGAGGTGAGTTGAAATTCAGTCAACTACCACGCCCTAAAGGACGTAGCTTGCCCACTCCCATGACCAACCAGCATTGTACTGGATCTCTCGATTTTACTAGTCATTTTCTGTAGGGCCGCTGGGATTTCTCCCAAGTCGCCTATTGCATGCGACTTTATTGCTTCTCCATAGCAGTCGGATTGTCCGACTTGGAGGATATTTAATGCAGCATTTAAATCACGGTCATGGTCGACACCACAGTTCGGACAAGTCCATTCTCTGGTGCCAAGATCAAGTTTCTCGAGCTTATGACCACAAGAAGAACAAGTCTTCGAGCTCGGATACCAACGATCAATCCGATGATAGGTACGACCAGCCCAAGATGATTTGTACGAAATCATCCCAGACAAGGTTGACCACGCCACTTCGTGGATTGCTCGACTTAGCTTCCTATTCTGTAGCATATTTTTACTCGACAAGTCCTCGACATAGATGGAGTCATAGTTATCGACTAGATATCTGCTAACTAGATGATAATATTCATTTCTTTGTCGAGTGGCCTTCGAATAAAGCCGTGCTACTTGGTGTCGCAGTGTATCGTGATTTTTGCTACTCTTTTTAGTTCTTGCGAACTGTTTTTGCTTCAACTTCAACAATTGCTTGGTTCTCGCAATGTTTGATAACTCGTCGGGCCTTTTGAATTTTATACCACTTGAAGTGATTAACAAATCCTTGAGACCTAAATCGCAACCGACTTCTTTACCTGTCATCGGTCTTAATGCTACTTCTGTTTCAACTAATATTGACGCATAATATCTTCCATCGGGATTTTTCGAAATGGTTGCCGATTTAATTATCGATCCTTTTGGAATTTCCCTATGGATAACTGCTTTGACTGCTTTGAGTTTCGGTATCTGTAACGAACCGTCTTCATTGACGCGAACATTACGAGTCCTATATGATTGTCTGGAGTGTTTATTTTTAAACTTTGGCGGAGAAATCTTCGGGCCTTTTCTCTTACCAGTTACTGATTTGAAGAAATTGTCATATGCTTTTGTTAGATCTTCAGCAGAATATTGTAGAGCATTCGAATCGACTTCGCGCAACCATTCCTTTTCGTTTTTTAACTTGGTAATATCTTTGTTGATGTCAAAGTGACTTAAATTCTTTTCGTTGTTCTTATATCGAGTTTGCTGCACTTCCAAATAATGATTGAAGATCACTCGCTTGCAGCCAAAGGTTTTGCTCAAGAGGATTTCTTGATCCTTTGTCGGATAAATCCGATATTTGAATGCGAGTAATTGTTTCATACACTTATTTATATGACGATTCAATTTTGACGAAATCGTTTCACTAATATACTATTAAGCACGCTTTATATCCCTGGCCTGAAGGCCAAGGGTTTACGGCGCCATCTGATAATTTTTTGGTAAGGACTTCGTATGCAGTGCCATCGCCACAAAGTTCATTGACTAGATTTCTATACGGTTCTTCGTAGATAGCACCTTTTTCTTCTAGTGATCCAGGTAGATGGCCTACGTCTCGGGTTGCGACTGCACTGCGCAACAAAATGATTTTTTGAGTTCTTCCAGATAGAAGTTCGTTTAATGCATAGTTTAAAGAAAGAAATGATTTTCCAGTTCCAGCTGATCCTGCAGCAATTCCAAACATACCTTGTTCTAGTGCAAACATCAATTGGCGCTGAGATTCGTTCAACGGTTTGACATCATATTTTAAAGCAATATTGTTAGATTTTGAAACTGTTTTTGTTGACTGCCTTTTGTTGCGAGTGCCTCTTTCTTTGACTTCTACATCGACCGAAAAATGTCTAGTCATTTTCAAATCCTGTGGTGTTGTTTTTCTAAAGATTGATTGAGCATTGCATGTCTTTATTATAAGTATTTTTTATGTTTCTTAGTTTCTCCCTAAAGTCGTCTGAACATTTCCGAACTCCATTGCGCTCAAACCCAAGAACAGTGTCGGCACAAATTCCAGAAAAGGAAGGGGAATAGATCATTCCCCCTTCTATGTCGCAAGATTTACATTGCAACGTCATAATATCTTTTCTATCACTATACTTGATAAAATATTCTGATTTTTCGTTACAATGTGGACAAACATAATCATAAATGGGCATTATCAACCTTCCAATGATTTGGATTTTTCTTTCTTAGTGAATTTGATTGGGAGAGTGCCAATCCCTAGATATTTCTTTAGAAGGTCTTGAGAAACTGTTTCAAATCCAATTGACTTCTTAAGAATTTTCAAGAGAAGAACTGCATCCTGTGGATCTAATGATTCAAGAGTCATAACCAACAGATCATATTTTCTCAATTGATCGACGATATTTGATGGGTCGTTTGTAAAGATTGAAAGTTTGTCAAATACCTTATTAAAGGGAATAATTGCTGGGCCTTTAATTGGTTCAAAATTTACTTCACTTACGTCGATATAATTTCTATCTTCGAAATATGTTGCGTTAATAACTTTAGTTAGAAGAGTTTTATCGTCTGCTGACAATTTATTAAAAATATCTTCTTGTTCTTTTTCATCGGCTGCTGCGCTCAACCAATTTACGATTGTTGAAATTGGAGTTAAACTTTTTACGTCTTGCATTATGCTTCTTCCTCAAAAATGTTGAATTTCTTCAATTAGCTTAGAAAGTCGATTTTTCACAAAATACTTAAACAGTTTTTGTTGGCTTTTGCTATGATCTACGTTTTCTATTGCTTCGCTTACTATATTTATTACTTCCGATGGAATTTTATTAAAGTCGATCAAATCTCGATTCTGAAGAAATCTTTCCTTATATTCGGGTTGAAACAATAGTGCTGGATTGTTAATCAACTCTTTCATCCGCTTTGTTGTCAACGGTTTTTGGCGAACACCAGTTAATTTACAATCAATTGGACTTAAAATGTTTGCAATCGTATCCCCACTATCTCCAGAAATTATTTTCTTCAAAAGATCTTGTTCTGGGTCGGGTGATGTAACATATTTCTTTCCAATCGACGACCATTGGGTAATGTGTGGGTTTATTTGAAGTTGCTTGAAATCTTCATCACTTGAAATAATAATCGTCGGTGCTTGACAATACTTCATAGCATAGATAGCAATGATGTCATCTGCTTCAACCTTTTCAACTTCAATTATTTTCCATCGAAGGTTTTCTTTAAATTCTTCCTTCAGGGTATTACCAATTCGATAAAGTTCGTTCCAATCTATACTGGATGTTTTTCTACCTTCTTCTCGATGTTTTTTATATCCTGGATAGATATCGCGTCTCCAATAATTACGGTTATCCATTGCTAAAAT